AATTGATGATGCCATAGAGCAAGGCGCAATGTTTATCAACATGATGCGCGAAACCCGTGGTTTAAGTCCCATCAAGGGAATTCCAAACAGGTTGTAAAAATGGGGGCAGAAGCCCCCATTTTTATTAGTTTCTTCCTGCGGTTAATCTAGCACCTTTACGAATATTTCGTAATTTGGTGTTTGGATTTATAGCAGTCCCATTCTTACGAATTTCAAAGTGAAGATGTGGTCCAGAGCCCACCCCAGTGTTACCTGATTTGGCAATAACCTGTCCCTGTTTTACTTTTGTTCCTACTCGAACATTGAAGCTAGTCAAATGAGCATATCGGGTTTCATAACCATTGTCATGTTTGATACAAAGTAGGTTACCATATCCACCTGCTCGTCCAGCCCTTGTTACCGTTCCATCACGCATAGCAACCACACTAGTTCCTCTTGGAATTCCAAGATCAACACCCTTGTGAACCCTACTTGCTCCTCGGATACCAGTGTTCCTAGGACCAAACAGTGATGTTATTGGTCCAGATGCTGGTGCTACAAAGGTTGCGTTATCTGTTGGGATGATTTCCTCTTCACCTGGCTGTATGTCGTCTGGATTATCCACTGGATTGCCGTTGCCATCTACTTGGTTTCTAGAACTCACGCTGAGATCAACCCTACGACGAACCGAACCAGAACCACTGTTGGGATGACCAGACCATGGCTCGTGTGTAGGCATTCTACTCACGATTGTTTTTGTAGAAATTTCTTCATAATTGGTTTCTACGTTGAGTTCACGGTCTTCTAGTTCTTCTGGCTTGGGACCTGAACCTTCCTTTGCTGAAGCTGCTCTTGGGCCACTACCACTGTTCTGCTGGATCTGAGAGCCTCTGAGAAACAGAGTTCCCCCTGCGCTTACTCCCATGGCGCCGCCAGAATTCAAAGCAGCGGTTCCGCCCGCCCTCGCGTTCCAATTACCGCCCGCACTTGTGTTGACATTGGCGTTGCTCAACAGATTTAGATCACTATTAGCACTGATATTTGCTGTTGAAGCACTCAAAATATCAACACTCTTAGCCTGCATCGTAGCCCCACCACCGGCATACGCATTCCAGGTGCGTTTGGCGTATTGATTGATTGAGCCGTCAGCATGTAGGTTGATATCCTGTTGTGATCGCAAGCTGATAGAATTGGCCGAATATCCATCAATACCATCATCGCTGATTTCAAACCAACTGTTACCATTTGCGCTGATAATGTAAACATATCCCGCGGTATCATTGATCAGGATCTGAGCGCCTGAAGCCGTCCTAAAGCGAATATAAGAATTCTCATCAGCATCATCAAATACCATCTGAGAACCTTTGGGACTCTTAAAGCCATATACTTTGCTCACAGGAGCCCTACGAGCTCCGGCATCACTAGGACCGCGCTGTGGGTCGGTGTAGAGACCCTGGTTTCTTAGACCCTCGTGTAGGGGCTCAAAGCGAGCCCTAGTGTGATTGTCAGAATCAGTGACTCCTGGATCCCAGCGATTGTATTCGGCCACTGGTGGGTCCTGTCCCTCAACACCCTCTTGATAGGAAGTAGCACTAGGAATACCAGGAACCATGTGGTTCATAAACGGTTGATAGAGCCCACCAATATAGATGCCTCGGTTGGGGTCTCCGTTGATGAACATTACAATAACTTCATTATCGACATCAGGAGGAACCGACCACCACCCATATGATTGCTGAGTATCAGCAAGCGTTCTACCTTCCTTGACGTTGTCTTTTACCGGAGTAGCACCTGCCATTGGGGAACAATACTGAACAGTCACCCACTGGCTTTCATCGTCAGGTGATGTGGAAAACTCAGGAATCCAAACTCGGAGACGTCCGTTCTTGAAAGCATCTTCGTTGTTTTTGACAAACCCGAGATAAACTTGATTGAACAGCCCAACTCTAGCATTGGCTTCTTGATTCAGATATCCCGGAGGAGTTCGAAATGATCTACGGAATCCTTGGTTAGCCATTTTGAACTCCTTATAAGATTTTCAGGAAAGTATGTTTGCCAATTTTCTTGGTAACTTTGCTTCTGCGGTACCAAGGGGGCAACCCACCGTCGGAACGACCCTGTCTAGTAGTTACCTCATTGAGGTAGTGGTCAGCCCCACCAGTCACGTCACTGGCGCGGCCGGACAATAGTTCACCAGCAATTCGGTCGGCTCGGCGATATACATCGGTGTCCTTGCGAGCATTATAGAGGGTTTCCGGTCGTTGGCCGTTCCATACGGAGAATTGCTTAGGGCTCATAATAACCTCACTGACCGTATTGCCGGTAAAGTTCTTTTTAGCACGGTTGACGATTACGTTTCCAACCGCCAACATTCCTTGATCGCCCTCACCACCGGCTTCACCCACTAAGGTAATCGCCAACAATTCTCGCTCGCTCAGAGTAGTTCTAGATGGTAGTCTAGAACCAGAACCTCGGCCACCGTTCGCAATAGCGGTTGATTCATTTGCCCTAGGATTTGAAATCAAAGGAACATCAGAATCTGTAATATTAGTATTGTCATCTACGATGACTTCTCTACCTTCAATGATATTTTCATAAGTCCAACCTTGAATCCTCTGGGCATTCAAAGTTTGAGAAAAATATCCATTATTGAAGCGATTAACGACTTGGGTTACCGCATAGAAGCCAGTAAAGATATTACTATTGCCGCCACCTTTGGGTTTTTGATCCTCACCTGGACCACTGCTGCCTCCCTTTTTATCATCGGCAGCGACACTTACTGTTCCGGTAGACTGATCATAACCTTGCGGTAATTTAAAACGGAAAACAAACATATGCTCGCCGTTATTGAAATTAGGAACATCCGCGGTTGACGGATCGGAATATTCCTGACCAGTTGAACCAGGGCCCAGCCAATACGGGTCACCCCTGATATCCAACTCCAAGCTTTGAAGGTTTCCATCAAAGCTTCCATAGAGCTGGTTCAAAAGAGCGCCGTAAACTCCTTTGTTGGAATTGTTATCAGTGGAAGTTCCCGTATATACACTAGCACTTGGTGAATCAGGGTCTTGAACAATAGTGATCGGGAGATAACTTAAATCATCAGATCCAGATCCACCAAACCCAGAACGGGCACTTCCATCCGCCTCGCTTTGCGCATTGTCATAGACATCGTCCTCGCCATCTATAATTCTTCCAGTTATAGGATTGGCGCGGCGTCGTTTTTCTGACTTCTCATTTTCAATACGATTCAATTCATCGACTTCAAAGCCCGTCACGGTTCTCAACTGACGATTCTCTTCATCAAGCCTACGACGTCTAGCTTCCAATTCCTCGCGGCGACGTGTCTGTTCAGGACTTACCGATGAACCTGCTTCCTCAATATCCCTATCAAGATTGAAAATCTCAAGACGAGTAGCTTCCAGTTCCTGGCTGTTGGCATTCAATTTTAGCGAATGATCTTGTGCTGATTGGGCAATATCAACCCTAGCAGTTGTTCCAGTATTTGTATTCCATCCTTGGATTACAGGAACGCTGACAGCCCATCTAAAGTTCACGTTGATATCAAATTTCTCTACTTCAGTATTCATACCAGTAAAAATGTAATCATACTGCTTTCTCATCAAAACCTGATCTACCGCGTGCTTGGCCTTTAGTCGGTTCAATACCTTTTCTTTATCAAAAGACATTGCTCTTCCCATAGACGTCAACAAGCGTAGGCTCTGATAGGGCTTCACAATAAAGGTTATCTTCTTACAATAGTCACCAATAATTGCGTTATAGGCAAGATACTCTACTTTAGTATCAATTCGGTGCATGAGAGAAGCCGGATCTCTTACATCAGTTTCCAAGTCGGGTCCATCGACCTTTGGTTTTTCACGGCTGATGCGTGCCGCTTGAATCGCGGTATCAGTTCGTGCCATCAACATATCAACCACCGCAGGGATATCAGTCCCAGGACTGAAATGAGTATCCTGAGTACCAAAGTTTTCGGAGGTTCTGGTGTTACTATCTTGTGGAGAGTCAGAAACAATTCTATGATCGAAAGGACGACTCACTCCTATCTTGGTATCGTAGGGATATTCCCTGTCCTCAATCGCAAACTCCAAGACTGGTGGATTAGTATCACCATACTTGGTTTTAACGTTCTCGTTCATACTGGTTATGATGTTTTTGAGAACTTCACCAACGGTTGTTCCGCTAGTGTTAACTAGTGAAGGAAGCATACAATATTGATTATTCAGCGCAACTTCAGCCATGGGCATTGCGGTCACGGTATGAACAGATCCATTCTCACTGATGTTGCTCTGAACATCAATTAGAACCATCTTCCATTTCCAACCTTTGCCCACTTCTACTTTGACACCATTTTCATCGTATCCATGAAGCTTTAATCTCAGAAACCAAGGTGCCTTTAGGTAATTGCGAATATTCATTCGCACAGCCGCATTGAACAACAGATCGGGAAACTGAGCACCAAACGGCTCATAGATCTTCATAGTGATACTGGTCGCAGTAGCATTACGAGTTCTAATGTTGGGACCAACAAAGCTATCAATCTCGACACTTTGTAGATTCATTCCTGTCAAGCCAGTTTCAGCTATGACGAACTCCTTTCCAGTTCCCTGCTCTGCTTCTACATCAGTATCAAGATAAAAGGAGAAGTGATAAGTTGGCTGAAACAAATCCCCCATTGGGTTGGGCTCAGGAACAAAGTTCAGGTGCTTTAAAAATCCACCAGGTGTACCACCATTTTCAATATCTGCTTTGTCTAGAGACTGACCATTGAACCCAGAATTAGGGGGAGTAGAACCATTTGAACTTGATTGGCCCTCAGTGCTATTCTGCGATTGATTAGTTCTGGTTTCAGAATTTAAAAGTTGTCTAGCTCTTGTCATTAGATTCCCAATGTATTTGAGATACGAGTGGCTGTTGGAACAAAGATCACAAGACCTGCTTTGAAGTCATAAATGGGATCCTTTATGGAATCAGGATTCAAAACCATAAATATCCACCATAGATTTGGAGTCCCATACAGATCGTAAGAAAGCAAATCTGGTCTGTTTTCATATTTGGTTTCTAGTATCTTGCGTATATCGGTTCCATCACGATTGATGATTCGTGGCTCATAGTTACTCAAATACCAAGTTGTCTGCTGAGTGTCAGCATAAGGGCTTGATCTTTTGTATTCTACTTTACTCATTAGATCCACCCACTATTGCCGCGCATCAGTTCCCCGCTAGCAAAGTCTTTGAAGTTGAAATCATCTCTTTGTTGCTTGGGAGTATTCTGAACCACACAAGTGACTGTAAAAGTCGTCAAAGTAGGCACCCAAGCGATACCACTTGCACTCTGCACTTCTATATAGTCCACGTTGTTGGGTAGGTCCATCTTGAACTCTTGAACAATGATCGAGAGTCGATTGAACATATACTCTCCATACCCACTCAGCTCGAGAACCGGAGGCGGAAGCCCAGCAGTTCCTTCTTCTGCTTCTTGTCGACCAAAGTGCATCTTGGTTACTGTTCTAAAGAAGTGCATAGCAGCCAGAGTGTATCTAGCCTCAGCTAGATTCTGAGCCGTGAATTGACCTTGAATAGTGATCTGAACCGCAGGAGTGTGGGTATAGGTATAGTAGCTGGTATTCGCGTGGGTTGGAGCCATTGAGGAGTATTCAGCACGGTGGCTAAAGTCAATGGTTGGAGTATAGGGGAAGAATACACCGTTAGTTTCTCGGAGTAGATAGAGTACAGAATCCTCGTCTCCAAAGATTTCCTCTCTCTGACCTTCCTTTGGAGTGATCCTGATGCGAGTATCTTTGGGACGGGCTTCAACAACAATTGGTTCTTCTTCAGTGTTATCACCTTCTTGTTGGACTAGACCTTCTAGATCTCCCAAGATAGTAGGCGAAGTAACGATCTCACCAGGCAGAACCTCAATGGGCTCTTGACGACGAGAAAGTTCAGAGGATACCACTTCTTCAAGATTGTTACGCGCCAGTTCCCACTGATACTGAGACATCATAGCATTTTGCTTTTGTGCCTCATATGCAGGACTACTAGTATCCTTGACAGACCAAAACTGGCTAAGGATATTCATCTGTCGAGTATATTCTTTGTCAGCAGCCTCTAGCTGAGTTCTGCTGATCTTGGTTCTGCGAGTGTTAGGCAGGATGGTAGTGGTGCTCAATAGAGCGGCATTGCCTAGACCTCCTGCTGTACCATTTCCCAAAGCACCATAGGCAAAGTCACCGGCGCTGATAGCTTTAGCGTTTACACTTTGTCCACTACCGCTGGATACTAGCCCAGTTGATGTATTACTTTTGTTGGGTTCTGACACAAAGACACCTCGCGAATCATATTTGCAATCTCCGCGAGTTCCTGTGGGCTAAGGTCTGAGGGCATATGGTGAGCAAACTCTTCCATGTTGCCTTCAAGGGCTGCTTTGCGTGCGGCAGTAGCACTTACACCATCTGCCTCACCTGCGCTACGGTCCACCTCAAGCACTTCACAATCCAGTAGTTCACTGGCAAGAAGCTTGCGGTATTTGGCAGCACGGTCAGATCCCGCAACCCACACCCTCGGTTCGAGGTATTGTAGGTCTAACACCTCCAGGACTTCGTAGGCAGAACCCACGACATCAATTGTGACCCCCGGAAAGAGCCTGCGGGCAATCGCAACACGTTGTTCACCAGTTAAAGGATTCTTGCTTTTGTCCTGTCCCGACTTCTCTCCATCTACGATGTAGAGTATTGCTCGGGCTCCAAGACGCTCAGCCGTTTCCTTGACTTGTTGAACCATCACATCGTGACCTCTAGTGGGCGGATTCAAACGCCCAACTCCAAAGACCACTTTGTTACTGCCTCTATTCATATTTACCGACCTATAAACCTGAGTTTTAATAAACCTGTCTTCTCTCTACAGATACCATAATAAGATGTCATTATTCTTTTATTTCAATCAGTCAAGGGTATGGCGAGTGTATAATTTATAGATTTCTGGTGTCTATTAGTCTATAAAAAGAATACAAGCGATGCGCTGGCCATGACCCAGAGACTGCTTTTTACATTAACCGCCAAGAACAAAACATAAGGAGCGGCGCCACATATGGCTATTACACCCAAGGTCAATTATCTAACCAACAAAGAACTCCTAAGCGAGATTCACAAGTCTAAGAACTCCTTTTCCTATTTTGTAGATCCCAAGTATTCATCCTATGACTGTATCGTAGGATCACTTGACGAAATCAACTCAGAGCTCATCCAGTCAGTTCGTGAGAACAAGGCCAAGAAGATGATGCAGGCTGAGAAGCTGATCCAGAAGGAAAAAGGTCTTAAAAATCATCAGATCAAAATCGAAGAAATTGACCCACTGTCGATTCCAGTTGATAGCATTGTGTGGAGAGTAATGACACATGAGCACATTCCATTGGAAGACGGTCGTGTAAAGAATCCTAAAAGTGTGGCAGATAACCATGTTCGTTTGAACTTTCCGCCTTTCAAACACTACATCATAACTGAAGATGAGGGCGCCAAGGAAGTTGGTAGATCACACTGGAAGGATGCTTTGGAAAATGGCGAGTTTTGTCAAACACATGGTAAAATTACCAATCGTTTGGCCAATATGTTTATGAAACTGGTTGAAAGATATTCGCAGCGCGGAAACTGGCGTGGTTACACCTATGTTGATGAAATGAGGAGTCAGGCATTGCTTCAGCTAAGTCTAGTTGGCCTTCAGTTCAACGAAGCTCGCTCAGACAACCCTTTTGCCTACTATACCGTGACAGTTAGCAACGCATTTACTCGCGTTCTAAATCTAGAAAAGCGTAATCAGAATATCAGGGACGATATGTTGGTTATGCACGGTGTAACTCCATCGATGACTAGACAGGTAGATAACTCCCTGAGTCAGAGGGCTATCGCCAACGGGGAAGCACCAGAGGCCAAGAAGCTTGTCCGCAAGACTTCACCAAACAACGTGAAAATTGAAAAGGTTGTCTTGACTCCCGAAGAAGAGGAAGCCCGCAAAGCTCGTGTCGCCGCTTATCTAGCTAAGAACCAGATGCCAGACCAATAATGACTTCTAGGGGTCAAGGGTCTTAATACTGGAACAAATAAGATAGCGAGGTTTCCATGAGCGAAAAGCTCTTCAAGCGAGCAGCAGTTTTCACCGATATCCATTTCGGTAAAAAGAACAATGACCGACAGCACAACCAGGATTGTGAAGATATAAATACATAGAAGGAGAATTCTATGTATATCTACAGGATTGATAATCTGATTAACGGAAAGCAGTATGTGGGAATAACATCTCAATCAATCGAGACTCGTTGGAAATGGCATGTTTACACGGCGAAAGCTGGATCTCCCAGAGCCATAAGCTGTGCTATCAGAAAGTATGGAGAAGAAAACTTCTCCATACTTATTGTAGAAACAGTTGATTCTTTAGAGGAAGCTAAAGCAGGAGAAATAAGACTTATTGAGTCTTATAATACATTCAACAACGGTTACAACATGACGATTGGCGGGGATTACCTTTGGGAGAACCAAAGCCAAGAATTCAAGGACTATCACCGTAAACGAGTCAAAGAAGGAATAGCTGCTCAAACTCCTGAAGAGAAAAAGAGACTTTCTGATCAGAAATCGAATCTATGGTCTAAAATGCCTTTAGAGGAACGTCGTGTTCGGGAAGAAAAACGATCAAAAGGTAACCAAATCTTTTGGGAGTCACTATCCAAAAAAGATAGAGCGAAGATTGCTAATCCCAACCCTAGAACCAAAAGATATAGACTAATCGACCCAGAAGGTAACATCTATCAAGTTGATAACTTGGCACAATTTTGTAGAGAAAAAGATCTCTCTGCACCTGGTTTGAACGCTTGTGCCTCTGGTAGATACAAAGCCTACAAAGGCTGGAAATGTGAGAGAGTTAATGACTGAAAATCTATTCAAAAAAGCCGCGGTGTTTACAGACATTCATTTTGGCAAGAAGAATAATGATCGACAACATAACTCTGACTGTGAATCGTTTGTAAAATGGTTTATTGAACAAGCCAAATCCAGAGACGTTGATACCATAATCTTCACAGGCGACTGGCATGACAATCGCCATGCGATCCATGTTTCAACTCTGAACTATTCCCTTTCCAACATGGAAAGGTTGGCTGATGCCTTTGATCACTTTTACTTTATTCCTGGTAACCATGATCTCTATTACAAAGAAAAGCGCGAAATTAGTAGCGTGGCTATTGGTAGAAATCTCAAGAACGTCACGATTATCAACGACTTCTTGACGGTTGGCGGAGTAACATTCTGCCCTTGGTTGGTTGGGGATGACAGCAAGAAGATCAGCAAACTGGCAAAGAAGTCAGATTATATGTTTGGTCATTTTGAACTTCCCCATTTTATGATGAATGCCATGGTCGAGATGCCAGAT